GGTCCCCTGCCTGTGTGGCCGCTTTACAACGCAAGAATTACACCATAGCACCATACCAACGACAATGTGTCGTTCAAGAGGTAGGGGGCTTTTTTATGGCTTGAAAAAGGACTTATGAGGTGGAAGGGGTGTTTTCTGAGATGAGTTTCCTTAGGTACCACTCAGCCTTCTTTAGGTCCTCTATTGACTTACCTTTGCGTTCATAGCGCCATAGATACTTCAGAGTGTTACCCTTGAGATACCCTTTGAAGGCCTCTGGTGTCATTGACTCCTGAATAGCCTCAATGCACTCAATCTTTCCATAGTTGTAATGGGATGGGCGATTTACATTGTCTACCTGGGGAGTACCCGGTGGTTCCTTCTCTGGTTCTTCCATGAAGTATTCCTGGTACTTCTTAACTACTGCCGGGTGCTCTTTCCTCAGTGCATCCCACTGTTCTGGTGTTGCTTCGTTGATACTCATACACGTACCCTCTTATTGCATTTGGGACATGGCTTTAGCCAGTCTTTGTTTATGGGATAGCAATTACAGGAGTCATCTGTACCTGCCGGGGGGCAGCTATGGGCATATTTGCCCCTGGGCTCTTCTGCAGTGCCAGCTAGGGTTTTAAGGTCATAAGTTGTTAACTTCATCATTGTGGGTGAGGTCTCCTTCGCCCTGTTGTGCATCTTCCTGTAAGTGTTGGAGGTGTTCACCCAGGTCAAGGTCCATGATGATTGGTGTGTTAGGACCGACATAAGAACCTGCTATGTTGAACCAGAAGTATTCCTCTGCCTCAATGCGGTCCATTAGGCTGCCCTCCACCAGGTTCTCAATAATCTTATCCATGCAATAGATGAGCCGGGTGTTACTTTCGTTGACGGTGTGCCCGATACAGGCATTGTCATGGCCGTCTATCTTGAGTACCAGGTCGAGGTCATCGATAAACTTACTCATACCTGGCACCCCTCACAGAAGGCTGCAGAAGCCCACTCAGAGTCGATAACTCCAGTCTTGATGAACTCCCTATCTGATGCATTAAGGTGGGTGAATACGTCCTGTAGTAGCTCTCCTGCCTCCCATCTATCTAACTGTTCCTGGGTGACCGGGAGGTCTTTCTGATGGCTGTCTCCAGTCAGCATTGATACTCTTTTTATAATCATCGTCCTGGCTCCCAGGGTTTAATTTGTGAGGCGGCAGCATCCCAATCGCACCACCTAAGTATTCGAGCGCAGCGGCTCTGTGTTATTGCATCTTCCCTGGTAAGACCAGCAGCAAGATAAGCCTTCTCTACCAGGTCCCAGCTTGGCTGCTTACCTAGCAGCTTCTCAGCTTTTACAGGGCCAATCTTTGGGCAGCCACCGTAGCCATCAGTAGAATCACCAGTGAGACATTGAGTCAGGAACCAGTGGTCTGCTTCCTGGTCTTTGATATGCAGCAGCTCATCATCCATAGGCCTGTAGAGTTTGCCGGGGATGGTCTTCATGTCTTTGTCATCAGATACGATGCAGGTTGGCTGCTGCTTTGCAGACTGCAGGATGCCCATGATGTCATCAGCTTCCAGGGTGTCCTGGATATGACATGGGTATTCTTCCTGGGCCCACTCAACCAGGGCCTTGTAACCTACAGGTTTGCGGGTGTTCTTCCTGTTACCTTTATAGTCTGGGAGGTGGGCCTTTCTATGGTTCTCCCCGGTGGTAAAACAGACCAGGTATTGGTCAGTATCCAGGCGTTCACAGAACCTTCTGATTCGCTGGTGGAATACTCCCCTGGCTTTACCTATATCACAGTAGAGAGACCAGATGTCATCACCCCAGTCGACCTCTTCTTCACAGACTACACAAGCCTGGTAGAGGTAGAGGTCTCCATCGATGAGCAGGGTGGTCTTATCCTTAGAGTAGTTCTGTAATACGTTCATCGACAGCCTCCAAGAAATCCATACCATCCTCAGTTATGTTCCACCTGTTCGAGAACATCTCGAAGTCAATCTCGGTAGTTAGGAACCCTCTTGATGCACATACAGCAATGTACCAGGCGTGTTGCCTAGCTGTAGTTGATTTGATTGTGAAGGGCTGCCTAGCTGCCTGGTCTAGGACCAACCAAAAGCCTACCAGGTGGTCTACCTGGTCTAATACATCAGTGGGTATCTGACCAGGTTCTTCCGAGCTTGTACTCGGCTTCGATGGGGAGGTTAATTTGGAAATCTTGTCCCGTTTGTTGCGCCACTCTTCTAGTGATATCACCGACATTTTCTGCTATCTCCTTAGTACGGCAGGCAACCTGAACTTCATCGTGGACCCAGCCTACGATGTATGCGTCAAGACCCTGCTTAGTTATCTCCTTATCAATGTGGGCAACCCATTGCTTACATAGGATGGCACCAGCTGACTGGAGTAGTTGAGAAAGGCATCTATGCTCTGACCTCACGAACAGCTTTCTGCCGTCCAAACCTTTGAGATATCCACGCTTGAATGCTTGTTTTAGTTCTTGTTTTAATCTTGCGAATGCAGGGACGTTCTTGTCGAAATCCCCTTTTAGGCGTTTACCATCCTTAGAATTACCACCCACGATTTCACCGATGAGCTTGTCACCCCCGCCATATAATGTGGCGTAGATAAACGTCTTAGCTTCGTCCCTGGTCTTTAGTCCTGCTGCTTTCTGGTTATAGGTATGAATGTCACCAGAGAGAATCTGCTCAGCGTACTCACCGCCATCCTGGAGGTAATGAGCCAGGCAGCGTAGCTCTAGTCCGGAAAGGTCAGCACCACATAATGTCCAGCCTTTAGGGACAGTCCATAGGTCTCTACACTGTTTACCGAATGCTGCTCTTACTGCTGGGACTTGAGCGGCATTGGGTGACCGATGACTAGCTCTGCCGGACACAGTACCACCACTGATTATGGTGTGACGTATCTTGCCGTCTTCATCTACCTTCTTCATCCAGGCAGCACTGCCTTCAGCCAGCTGCGCTATTCTCTTATTAATTAAGAAATGCTTAGCCAGTATCTTTGCTTCTGGGTATGGCAGCTTATGTAGGGTGCTCTCATCAATCTTAGCGTCACCAGATGCGGTGTACTCTTTAGGCTTCCAACCATACTTATCTACCAGGCACTTATGGATATGCCTTCTACTATTGAGGTTAAACTCAACTACCTTAACCTTGGTGAATGGCTCACCTTTAACGTAACCACGGGTCTTGTTGTTAGCTTTAGGAATGAACTCAGTGTGAATCTCCCAAGGTGGGAACATACCTGCAATGTCCTTTTCAAGCTGTATCCTAATTGCTGCCAGTTCTGCATATAGCTCATTGGCTGCCTTACTATCGAAGGTCCATCCATTGCTGCCAATACGGTCACATATCTCAGCCAGCTCATGTTCCAGGTCTAGAGAACGCTGCGAGAAATCTTCAGCCTTCTTCATGAGGTGTGTATATAAGTGGGTAGTAACCAGGACATCTTGCTTACAGTAGTCTAGCATCTCCTGGCTGCACTCTTCCCAACCACCACTGTAATCACCTTTCATAGTGCCCATTCTCAGGCCCCAGGCTTTTAACGAATGGCTGCCCCATAGTCTCTTTTGGAAATCTTCAGGGAGACTTACTGAGGTAGCATCGTCATTCATTAGGTCTGCATCTACCAGGCGAGATATAACCAGGGTGTCTGTCAGTTTGGCGTTATGGTCCCAGTCCGGGTATACCTTCTTGAGTGCCGGGATATCAAAGTTAATGATGTTGTGTCCTACCAGCTCATCAGCTTCTGACAGTATCTTCAGACACTCCTTTATCTGCTCTTCACCTGTGTAGACCTTGGGAGGTAACTGCTCATCGAGGTCCTGGACTCCAATACAGTGAATGGTATCTAGCTCTTTGAGCAGGCCGTTCGACTCCAGGTCGAATACCAGCCTCATAATGATAGCTCTTGTTGCTTTGGCTCTGGCTTGGCTGCACCCAGGTACCAACGGCCTATCTTTGTAGTCTTACCGAAGTGGCTTTTGATAGGGACATCGACTCTCTGAATCTCATGCCCTTCTTTTACCAGGTTGTAGATTACCGCAGATATCCTGGTTATTCCCAGGTGAGTGAAAGCATACTGCGAAGTGATTCCTGCCCCGGTAGAGAGGTAGGATAGTACTGCTTGCTTTTGACTTTTCATTTGCTGCTCCTTTGTATTAACTGTTTAAAAACGGGAGTCACCCGCTGGGTTTGTGTCTAATAGTCTTCCTGTGCTGCGGTCATATTGCAGACCACCAGCCCATCCGACTTGTCCTGTAAATCTATTCTTTAGTACCACCAGCTCCCTGGTGTCATCGGTAGGGTCATCAGCATTAACCTGGAGACCGATACACTGGTCACTGAGCTGTGCAATAGAGTGGCTGCCTCTTAATGAGGAAAGGGAAATCTTGCCGCCACTCTCATGACCAACGCCCTGGGGACGGGTAAGGTGGGATACAACAAACAGAGTTATCTTTAACTCCTGGACCATAGTCCTGAGAGTTGTCATTACAGAATCGATTAAGCGTCTTTCGTCAGTAACCTGCCCGGTAATTCCTGAAATTAATATTGACAAATGGTCTAAAAACACATGAGTACAGCCCATAGCCTTAACCATGTATTGGATTCGATTAACAATAATGTCCAGGGAGGTTGAGCCAAAGTGATTAAACAGATGTACATCCTGGTACTGAAATAATTCATCATGTGCTGCCAGGACCTCCTCTTTACTAGCTACATCAAAGTCTTGGACGATGTTCTTATTCATATGCAGCCCAAGTAGTCCACGGACCGTTCTGCGGTTCTCTTCTTCCAGCATTAACATCCCAACCTTCTGACCACCACGGTGAAGGCTATAAGCGAACTCAGTTATCAGAGTACTTTTACCCACACCAGAGCCAGCACATATAGTTATCAATGTAGAAGGGCGTATACCCTTGGTTACTTCGTTTAGCTTCTTGTAGGGGTATTGGATTAGGCTATCTTCATCAGTCTCTGTGATGGTATTCCTAAGCTCTGTAGTAGAGACAATACCATCAGGTCTCCAATCATTTGCTCTCCATACCGCATCAACAATGTGGGCTTCTTGACCAGCCTTAAGAGCATCATTGACATCTTTATACTGCAGGACTGCTATCTTAGTTTTACCTATAGGAAGGGCTTCAGCGCACTCTAGTGCAGCCTTCTGACCAGCGTCATCCTGGTCAAACATGAGAATGATTTCCTCGAAGCCTTCCAAATAGGACCAGGCTTTCATGAGGGCTTTCTTAGCTGACTGTGCTCCATTAGGAACAGAAACTACCGGGTACTTATTCTTCATGGCTTGCGATGCTGATAGGCAGCAAAGCTCACCTTCAGTAATTACTAGCTTCTTACCTGTTGACCATAAGTGCTGCCCAAACAGGCCCATCTCGGCAGCCTTACCCAGGATGGTGAAGTTCTTATCTGCATCTCTAATCTTCTGAGCGATGACCTCACCAGAGGTATTGCGATAGTTGGCAATCTGGACTGCACGGTCCTTATACTCTCCAATCTGGTAATCAAATTTACGACACGTAGCCTCATTGATATTCCTTGCAGATAAGGAAGACACATGGCCCTGAATCAACTCTCTATTTAGTTTTTTAGGAGTATCTTTAGCCTCCTCAGGGGCTGCATCCCTGGTCAAGTTCTTGCAGCCAAAGCAGAAGGTGTGACCATCGTCATATATGGCACAGTTATCCTTGCTGCCACATTCCTCACAGTTGGTATGTCCAACAAACGCTGAAGCTTCATGGTTCTCGGTGTTTAACATTGTGTTTCCCTCAGGCAATAAAAAAAGGGGACCCTTTCGGGCCCCCAGGCTCTCCTTAACTCCGCTTTAGTTTCCTTCGCAGAGCCACTCATCAGGAATCGTTTTATGAGCGTAAACAAACCCGTGCTTATCGCAGTAGGCTGCATACGTTGTTTTCGACCCCTTATAGAGTTTTGAATTGCAATTACTGAATACGAACCTGATATCAATCTCTGGGTGTTGGTCTCTGATGAGCAGATGCTTTTGCCTATCAGCTGTGTCCCAGATACCTTTAGTTTCTACATAAAAAAAGCCGCCAGGTTTAGGCAGCTTGAAGTCAGGTGTATATTTAGCATTGCGCTGTGGTACTACATAGTGAATCTTGTCAGTCTCATAGAGCAGCTCGACACCAGCACTTGTAATCTGTGCTGCTGCTTTATCCTCCAGGCCGCTTCGATACCCGTGACGTATACCACGTTGTCTTGCTTTAGAATCGGTCCGCTGCTTCCATCTCTGAGGGGGCTTCTTCTTCATGGTCGAAATCTTCCTGTAAAGGCTCTTCTGCTATAAAGCTGCCCTCAACAGCATCGAATCCATCTCCGCTGGCGCTGCCACCGCTTCCCTTAGTTACCAGGTCAATTACCTGGACTCTAGTAAGCTGTAGTGAGACACCATTTTTACCCAGCACGGTCCAGGGCGTAATGACACCCCCAACACGAATAGTAGAGCCACCCCAGATGTCGGGTATCTGCTTACCAGTAAGGTTTGCCCCAGTAGCATCGAAGAATGCTGGAGCATATTTGGATTTAATCTTAAGAACTGTTTCACCAGTCTCTTCATCTTTTTCAATAGGCAGGTTAGCCTTTGAAGCTTTAGCACCGAACTCATCTGCTGCGAGTTTCTGGATTTGTGCAACCAGGGCACAGTTGTTCTCGACAATCAGGTTAGTTTTGTACTTAGGTTCACCACCAAAAGCCGTGTCTGGTGTTTTCAACCAGGGGTATTGGGCACGTCCAGCTGGACTGGTGAATTTAATCTTGTTTGTAGCCATAAGGCTGCTCCTTCGTTTCTGGTTTATTAATGGTTTGGACTTCAGTGTCGATAGGTGTTGCTCCCTCATCAGGCAGGTCGACACCTAGCCTTTGAGCTTCTTCCTTAAGCCTTTTGGGATAGTGCTCACCTTTATTTCGGATGAGCGTGGCTAACCCCAAGACTCTTTCTCTCGGATGCACGTATAGTTCCTTTTTATAATCAGTTTGTTCTATAGGTGGACACAATAGAATGTCACACCTGGAGGAGAGGACTCAGCTGAAGCAGTATTCAGAGTCCAGTATTGATGATAGGTCTAGCGACCCTTTCTTTGGGATTGTTACATCAAGCTTACTCAGGCCTTCATAGCTTAGCTGCTTACTTGCCTGGTTAAGGAGGTCATCATATAGACAGTAGTCAGAGTAAAGCTCTACAAAAGAGGCTCTAATAGCCTGATACATAATGTCAGTATCAGCTGCCGTAGTTGCGAATGAATCATGGATTAAGAAGAAATCATTCACACCATTCTGCTTAGCGGTGAGTACAGTAAGCAGTAGGTGGCTGCTATCCATCGAGTGGATGATGTTTGGCGATACGGCAGCCTTAGCCTTCTTTTTGTCTACTCGTTTAGACTCTTTAACTCTAACTGATACCTGGCTTCTCTTAAGTGCATCAACTGTTCTGTCATAAAGGTATAGCTTCACCTTTTTAACATCGTAGTAGGTGTACTGCTGGATTACCGGGAAGCCCACCGGGTTAGTGAACCTTAGTGCTTTCCCTTCGTGGGCTAAGGCACCTGCCACCTTTTGGAAGAAAGCCATACCTGCTGCAGCACTACTGATGACCTCACATACTGACTCATAGTTCAAGTGCGCCAGGACCTTAGAGTGGGCTCTTCGTGTAGCCTTATCTTCACCGAATGGATGCTTGCCTAGCTCACCCCGGAGGACCTTATCTGTCAGAGGACGCATCACATCTTCCATGAGCTGGTCAGCGAATCCATACTTACCACTAGAGTATCCATAGGTCATTACGTTACGTTTAACTGTAGAGCGTGTGACGTTGTGTTTAGACCATGCAGCTGCCTCAGGACTATCGTCTTTAGCCAGCTTAGTGTTAACCATATCAGCAACTGACTTATAGACATCCTGGGGAGCATCACTTGGTACCAGGTTGACTAGCTTTCCATCGTCTTCATCGAGAGAGGCTGCAGCGTAGTGTTGGATTCCTGAATTTGTACCATCAAGTGCTGGTGGCAGCCCAGAAACATAGTCAGAGCCATAGTCCATATAGTTAGCGAACTCATGGCAGGCGGCTATAAACTGATAAGGCTTGTCTGCTTGAGACCAGTAGTCGAAGGTACCTTTGAAGTCTCTACCAACCTGGTAAATCATCTCAGAGTTATCTTCACACCACTGTGCTCTTTCTTCCAGGCTCTTCTTACTTACCCTGTCAAAATCACCCACGTTAGCCAGGTGTACAGCCATCCAGAAGGCAGCCGTATCATCGACAGGCTTACCATTCTTAAGAAGGAACATAGCCTTCACATGGTCATCCCGGTGGTAGCTAAAGTGAGGCACCGGGTAAACACGACCTCTAAAGTCAAAGTTGAATGGCAGCCAGAACTCATCAAACTCAGACAGGTCTTTAGCGGTACCCAGGTCTTGCATCATAAGTGCCCTGGCACCATCTATCTCACGGTTCTTGAGACGTACTTCTTTAACGCTGCTTACATATTGTTGCTGGTCTTTCTTATCTAACTGTTCGAAGTTTTCAACACGTTCAGGGAAGGGGATAGCATCTTTCCTGGGGAACTTACCTAGCACTTTGGATTCTTGCCAGGTCCACTCAACAGCCTCTAACACATACTTGTTAATCGTCAGAGGTGTCGCTTGGATAGCGTTGATAGCTTCAAGATAGTCAGGACAGCTTTTCTCTAGTTGGTGGGTAATAGCCTTACGCTGCACTTTAGATGCAGCACGTACTAATGGAACCTGGGCAGCCGTAGCTTTGTCGTAGTAGCACCCGGTGTTAAATGCCGTCCAAGGCTTAGGTTCGACAATCATAGGGGCAAGCATTGGTTCTTGCCAGGAGGACTCGAAGTCCATATCAGCTAGTGTCTGAGATGCTACTTCAGTCAGACCAATACGCTTTACAGTGCCTTTAGCGTTGTACTGAGTCCATTCCTCAAAGATACCAGAGTACTGGAGTACGCAATTACGTACTGGTCCTGCAGCTTCAACTCTACGGTCCTGCTGCCACTCAGGTTTAGAGTACTGAGACTTAGACGCTATTGCTTTTGCAGCTTTCTCTCTAGCTCTGCTACCAGCGTGTTCTCTAGTTACATAGTTAGCCAGGTTTTTATGCAGCTTCTTATCAAAAGACAATAGCCCTTCGCTCCAGGACTCAAGCTCAATCCTGTGTCCAATCTTAGTTAAGACACAGGTACTTTGACCTGAGATTACAACAGTGTCCATACAAGCGTTCAGACCAATATAGGCAAGGATGTCTGGGTCTAATCCAACCAGGTCTTTAAACCATTTTGGTCTTCTTCCTGCGCTTCTCTCAGCCTCTGTAGATATGAGACTCTTGATGGCTTGAGAGACTAAAGGTAAGGCTTTAGTTATTAAGGTGTGTGGGTTGTTCTGAGTAGAAGGACGATTGTTCTTCTCTAGTCTATTAAGGTATCGCTCACGTCCATCACTAAAGGCTCTTTGTTCTCTAGCAATTTCCATAGACGCTAAACTATCAACGGCTCCATGCAGCATAATACTCTCCTCAAGGTTCTTCTATAGGTCGACAAAATAGAATGCCCCTATTATTGTTATATTTTAGTGTTTAAGCTCATTGCGTAGACTGGCCAAAAGGTGGGTAACATCCTCTAGCTTTTTATATACCGTCCCCAGGGCATCATCTAAAAGGAATACTTCATCCTCCCTGCCTACTGAGGCAGTAGTCCTTGGTAAATCATCGATGATAATAGAGTCTAGTCTGGTGGCGATGACATCAGTCCATCTTCTGATGTGGTCGTAATTGGAGTCACCTGGTGTACGGAAGTGGGTGTACCCATACCCGTCATCACTACAGCAGTTAACTAGGTGATAGTGCTTCTTCCATTGAGTACTACTCATAGTGCACCCCCATAGGCTTCGGTACTGTATCTGTGGAATATGGCATCAAAGTCCGATGCTAAGGACCGGGCACTACTAATGGCAGCCGCTGACCGCTGACCTGCTAAGAATTTAGAATGGTCATCGCTCATATGATATGTCCAGTCATGTTTTTGACACAGCTCTTCGAACTGCTCTTTAGTTAATAATTTATTCATTTATTAATACCTCAAGTAAAGTAGTCGATTCGTAGTCAAAAAGGGAACCCCTTGAGGCCCCTTTTTGAGTTGGTAGGGTTTAATTCTGCGGTAGATGTGTCACCGAGATGTTCTATAGGTGGACACAATAGATTTACACCGCCATAGATTCGGGTAATTTACTGTCCAGCTTTGACATGATTGCCTTGAGTGACGCTGGCTTCGTATGTACATACTTAGCTGTAGTCTGTGGTGAACGGTGGCCTAGAATCCTGCCCAGGGTAATAGAGTCAACATTAAACTCCATTGCCAGCCTGGTAGCGCAGGTATGTCTCAAGACATGGAACACGTAATGCTCATCATTTCTAGCCAGCTCATCACGGGCTTCATTCCAGGTGTCATAGAAGCGTCTATGCGTATATGGCCCAGAAGGTTTCATGTCCAGGTTTTTAAGGGCTTGCTTAGCAGACTCGTTAAGAGGGACGATACGTTCATCGCCATTCTTGGTGTGTTTAAGTGTTATGAAGTCACCGCAAGGGGATACAACACCCACCGTCTTTTTTGGCCTGTCATTGTTAATAGACAGAATCTCACCCAGGCGCATTCCTGTGTTCACCCCCAGGGTCACAAAGTCGACCATCCAGGGGTTTTTAGTTGTAGCTAGGAATCCTACTAAATCCCTCAACTCAGTATCAGTGAAGAATCGTGGGCGGCTAGGCTTTGACTTTTTCCATCTAACCTTAGGTGCTGCCTCAATAACCTCATGTTCTACAGCCAGGCTGAAGAAGACACTAAAGCAGGCCAGGTATCTATTAATAGTTGAGTCAGCTAAACCCTGGTCTGTTAAGTGGTCCATAAAGTCATAGATGTCGGCAGCTTTAATATCCTTTAGGTCTCTAGAACTAAAGTCGCTGTAGCTTTCTAACCTACTAACCATAAAGTTACAGTTAACCAGGTGTTTACCATCCCACAATCTGTGGGCATTCTTTTCGAAAAAGCTCCTTAATGTAGTCATAACATATCCTCACGTATGTTGGTTAAAAGTTAATTACTATGTGAGCCACACCTCTTGCTTTGGCTCGATTCAAGTACTCAAGGTAGTGGCTGCTAGGCTCACTACCCGTTTTCTCTTCAATTTCCCATAGACGGTCCCGCTCCAGGCGAATAGCAATATTTATATCCTGGAGTTCTGCCGGGACCACTGGGTTGCTGTCTGGATAAGACATCCGTCACTCCCTATGGGCCATGAGTGTTCCTGCGTCATATGGCTCCAGGAAAAAGCCGTGTTCCTCTACCATATCTTCAAGCTTCCTGTGGTACATCGGTCCGAACTCTCGCCAGTAATCAAAGAAGGGATAGCCATCTGGAGCTACTCCATCTTCTGAACCTCTGAACCAAATCCCATCGTGATTTACCTTTTCGTCACCATAGAAATCGTCCAGGGTCACTGCATCCAAACCAGGAAACGCCTGGTTCAGTTTCTTTGCCAGGGTTCCTGCCCTGGTCTTTCTAGCTGCCTTACTCATGCTGCTGCCTCCTGTATCTCGTCTGTATAAAAAGCTGTTTGCCACCCTGTGAAACCGTCTGGGTGGGCCTTGGTGTATTTGATGTGGTCCAGTGAAAGGACCTGCACCATGCACCGATAGACCTCAGTAACTGTGTACTTATGGCCGTGATTACTTACATAGGTATCGCCAACTTGATATTGCATATTGATTTCCCTCAGGTAATAAAAAAGGCCCCCGAAGGAGCCTTGTGAATTGATTTGTTGCGGATGTAAAAAAGCCCCCGATTAAGGAGGCTTTAGGTTTGTATCTGTCTGTGTATCCGTTGACCTTTTTTAGAACATTTAGTTCTAAGAAATGGTGGGCCCAGTAGGACTTGAACCTACGACCAATCGATTATGAGTCGACTGCTCTAACCAACTGAGCTATGGGTTTGACCTAAGGTCAACGGAATGAATGATACAAACAGGACTAAAGAGCATTGAGAAGCCTTCGTTTAAAGTAGGGCTTTTACCTTGGTCAATCCCCCGTAAAGGGCCAAGAGGTTATTGTCTGTACAGCCGTGGGGAACCACCCTTGATATGCCTTTATTTTAACAGCAACTATGTCATAAAAGCAATGTTCGTATATAGGTGGACATAATTCAAAAAGAGACCAGGCTACCGAAATAACCTGGTTTAGAGTAGGCAGCCAAAGGGCTATAAAAGACCTGGCAAATGCCTCGTGATGTACGTGACCCTGTATGGATATACAGTCACTATTACATGGGTGTTTTTTAGTTATTAGTGGGTATCGGAAGGGCAGATACAGTGGTTTTTACTCAGTGTGTCGGTTGACCAGAACTGACCACAGTACTCACACTTGACGTGTTTTGTATCTGCTATTGATGAGGGGGTGTTGAGAGGTGCTGCTTTTGATTTGCCGAAGATTGCGTCAAAGTTATCTTCGTATTGCTTTCTGTTAGGTATGGGTCTTGGGGATGAACCTTTGCCTGACATAGAGCCTCCTTACTTGTTTATTAGTATGTTGTGTCTCTATAGGTGGACATAACTACTTTCCTTTCCCTTTTAGGCGTTCTGCTGTTCTTAGTGTTCCAAGTCCCAGCATCCCCATAAGAACAGGAAGCATTGTTGCTGTGTCTGCCTGGGGGACGTTGATACCAAAAGGAGCGGATAGGGGGCTGATTAAGAAGTTAACTGCAAAACCTAGTACACATACCCAGGCTGTCGCAGGTCTCCAGGATGACTGGAACCAGTTACCCTTAGCTTCTTCCTTGTTGACAGCTATCTGTGCTAACGCTATTTCTTGTGCGTGTTTCTGCGACATAGTTGCAATTTCATGCGCTATCCTTTGCTTTGTGTCTGCATTGGGGATGAACTTATCGAGAAGGCCTGTAATAGGCTCTATCAGCTTATCTATCATGACTGGGCACTCCGTATCATCTGAGCTACTTCAAGGGCTCTGTAGCCCACCTGAGAGGCATAGCGTGAGTCTAGAAGTTCATTGGCTGCCTTGTCGTATTTACCTTCACGTAGGAAGGATAAAGTCTTTTTGAATTGCATTAGACGAGGGATACCCATGTTAAAACATAAGTTAACCAGGGCCTCCTGGGCAGCTTCTGGTAAATCATCAAAGAAGGACACATTACGCTTAAGGTCTTCTACAGCTACATCGATGTCTTCTTCTAACATGACTGCAGCCACCCTGGCTGTGATGCCTCGGTCCTGGATGTTGTGGCCTACACCAATTGTGTAGATTCCCAGGCTATCTTTGTACATATCGAGACGTAATCCTTCATGTTTAATCAGGGTCTCTTTTATTCGCTCTATATTCATTTATTCTCTCTCTTGTATAGGCAATGAGCTGCTGTGTACTCTTGCTTTCAAATATCCTTAGTCCCAACCATATGATGGTAAATAGTGAGGCTATTGGAGGCAGCCATGCAGCGAGTGACAGGAGGCCTGTAGATGCTGCAGCAACATCCATTACGTCTTTTTCTGAACCAGTCATAGGGATATATCCTAAGTTGTCTAGATGTCTAGAGGGGGGGTCTTCGGGGGAGGGTGTGTGTGTTCATTTGTTTCTGCTTCTGTACTTTGTCCATCTTTAGAAACAGTTTTGGGAGGTCTTCCTTTACCAAGGCTTCCCTACAATTACAGATGGATTAGCTTGCTCTTCTAAGGAGGCATCCAGAGAGGCTTCGAGTGCTTCAGTGTCCAAAGACTCTTTCACCCAGCCTACTACTGCATCTTCCGTTAAAGCATCATAAGCTGTGTAGCCTTCAGCAGAGGCATCAGGAGTAAAGCTAACAGTTCCATAGGAGGTAACCGTGTTCTCACCAGAGGCTTTGTTTACTTGCCAGTGAGCTACGATAACGCCACCGTCTGTGTTGCTTTCTAATGTTGAAATATTAAAATTCATTTAGTTGTTCTCCAGTTGGGCAACTCTGTTGCGTAGTGATTGTACTTCTTTAATTAAAGTTGGCACTAGCTTGCTGTAATCCACACCCATCATATCGTCTTCAGTGTAACCTTCAGATACAGCTTCAGGGGCTACGACTAGTAACTCTTGGGCAATAACACCAT